CGTACAGCGATCAACTCGGTCAACGCCGATTGTCCCGCATTGCTCCTCAAGAGCATTGGTGCGACGAGCAACGCCGATTTCTCGCAGACGCCGGGCTATGCGCCGGGCGTTGGCGTGCGCGTGCAGATACAGCCGCTCGGCAAGGATGAGTTGCGGCAGATTGAAAAGTTGAACCTGCAAGGCACGTTCCGCAAAATCTACATGTTCGGCAACACGCAGCAAATCGTGCGCGTGCTCGCGCAGGGCGGCGACCTATTGCAGTTCGCACCCTTCCAAGGTCAGGCCGTGCAGAACTGGAAAGTTATTGGCCCCGTCGATGGTCCTTGGAACGTCGAGCAAGGCGGTTGGACGAAATTTATTGTGTGCTTGCAGACGGATACGCCCACGTGACCGCCGCGACCGTCTCGATAACCGTCTCTCAGATTTACACCGTGCTCGGCAATTTCATCGTTGCGCAACTCGGCATTGCGGCCTCGCAGGTTGTGCAGGGCTATCAGAATCGAACGGCCATGCCGACCCCGGCCTCGGCTGGCTTCGTGGTCATGACGGCCATTGCCAAAAAGCGTCTACGCACGAACATCGACACGTACAGCGGCACGTCGAGCCCGGCCCCTGCGCCCGGCCCGGTCACGAGCGAGCAAGGCCAGCAAATTGATGTACAACTAGATTGTTACGGCCCGCAGTCGAGCGAATGGGCAGATATCCTGACGACGCTTTTGCGTGACAACGTCGGGTGCATGGCCCTCGCGCCCGTCTGTCAGCCCCTATACGCCGATGACCCCATGCGAGCGCCCCTGACGAACGCCGAGGCCCAATACGAGGATCGTTGGATAGTTACGGCCCGATTGCAATACAACCCGGTCGTGACGACTTCGCAGGACTACGCTACGACCTTGGGCCCGGTCAACACCGTAGACGTGACACCAACAGGGTTTGCGCCGCCATTGCCATAAGGTACCCAAAATCGTATTATGCGACTTGAATCACTCTTTACGGGGCGACCCCTGTGACGCACGTCTAGGACAAAACGACATGACAGCATCAATTCCGGCCTCGGCCCTTGCAAATGTAATCCCTGGCGTACTGAGTGCAGGCGGCAACCCGCTCAGCCTTAATTCGGTTTATCTCACGGGCGATGTGTCGATACCGATTGGGGCGGTACAGGCGTTTGCGAGCGCAACCGACGTATCGGATTGGTTCGGCCCCAACGCGGCCGAGACGATCCTTGCCAACGTCTATTTCTCGGGATTCATCAATTGCACCGTGCTACCCGGCACGCTGTATTTCGCCCAGTACAACACTGCCAATGTCGGCGCGTATCTGCGCGGCGGCAGCGTTGCATCCCTGAGTCTCGCGGCCTTGCAGGCTCTTTCCGGCACTATTGCGGTTGTCGTTGACGGCGTGCTGACCACGTCGTCGAATATCAACCTAGCGAGCGCGACGAGCTTCACGCAGGCGGCGAGCCTGATTCAATCGGGTTTGCAGTCTTCAACGGCCGTATTCTCGGGCACGGGCTCGCAGGCTGCCGGCGTCGTGACCATCGCCTCGACCGTCTCGGGCTCGCTGTCCATCGGCGACGTGCTGACCGGCGCGGGCGTAGACGCCCCGGCGACCATTACCTCGTTCGGCACGTACACCGTGCTCGCGGGTACTGGCACCGTGAACGTGAACACGAGCGCAACCGTGTCGCTCGGCGCGATTGACGTCGCTGGCGTTGCGCTTTGTGTGTACGACACACTGCGCGAGGCGTTCGTAATCGAATCTTCGACCACGGGGGCAACTTCGACGATCGGCTTTGCGACCGCGGGCTCGTTGGCGAACGGCTTGAACCTGACGGCCGCGACTGGCGCAGTGACTTCGCAGGGCGCCAACGCGACCACGCCGGCCGCCGTTATGGCGCAGGTTGTGAGCCAAACCCAAAATTGGGTCACGTTCATGACCGTGAACGAACAGAGCTTGAGCAACAAAGAGGCGTTCGCCGCGTGGTGTCAGACGCCGGCCGCACTCAATCGGTACCTGTATGTCGCTCAGGATTCGGACAACTCACCGACCACGTCGCCGACCGCAACCGGCTCGTTCGGCAATATCGTCAACGCCGCCGACGACACAGGCGTCATGCCTGTGTACGATATCAGCGGCACAGGTGTCATTGCCGCGTTCCAAACCGCAATCGCGGCCTCGATCAATTTCAATCAGCAAAACGGCCGCACCGTCGCCGCGTTCCGCGGCCAGTCGGGCCTCGTGGCGCAAGTGACCAACGAGACGGTTTACAACAACCTGATCGCGAATGGCTACAACTGCTACGCGTCCTTTGCGACCGCCAATCAGTTATTTACGCAAAATCAGCCCGGCCAAATCTCCGGCCCGTTCTCGTGGTTCGATACGTTCATCAATCAGGTTTATCTCAACAGCCAATTCCAATTGGCAATCATGACCTTAATGGCGACCGTACCGGCAGTGCCGTACGTGACCCGCGGGTACAACCTGATTCGCAACGCGCTCGTCGGCAACGCCGCGACGCAGAACAGCCCGCCGACCGGACCTATTGAGCAAGGTTTGTATTTCGGCTCGATCGTCAAGGGCGTGACGCTGAGTGGCACTCAGTCGGCCGCACTCAACAGCGCAACCGGCGACCCCGGCGCGACGGCGACGATTCAGAACACAGGATGGTATCTGCAAATCCTCGACCCCGGCGCGATCGTGCGCGGCGGCCGTGGTTCGCCAACCATCAATTTTTGGTACACGGACGGCGGCAGCATTCAGAAAATCAGCATGTCGTCGGTTGACGTTCTCTAATCGGAGTCTTAGCACATGGCAACCCTTACCGCAGCCAATAGCGAATTCGTCCTTAACATACCGGACGTGTTCGCGGCCCCCGTCATTCTGCAAGGCTACGCGACAGACGACGCGTTTGGCTCTGAGGATGTATCGCCGGTCGAGGCCAAGATTGGCGTTGACGGCCGCAAGTCGAGCGGCTTCACGCCGTACCTTGTGAAAATGCTCATTCACATTCAGAGCGATAGCCCGGCGTGCGACATTTTCGACCAATGGAACGGCGCGCTGATCGCGGCGCAGGATGACCTTACGGCCTCGGGCTCGATTTGGTCGCCGTCGCTCGGCAAGGCGTGGACGCTCAACAACGGGTCGCTGACCCGCTTCAAGCCGATACCCGACGCCAAAAAGATTTTCGAGTCACGGACGTTCGAGATTACTTGGGAATCGACCCCGGTCACTAACGTTTAACAATATTTCCTCGATCGAGGAACGGGCGCCACCACGCCCGAGGAGTTTGAAGCATGGCACGTCGTACCGAGCGGTTGACGATTCCGGGCGTTCGCAGCGAGGCGCCCGGCGAACGCGACAACGGCAAGATTTTCATTCTGACCGAAATGGACGCGTACAGCGGTCAGGATTGGGCGCTGCGAGCTCTCCTCGCCTTGGCCGCCTCGGGCGCTCAGTTGCCCGAGGGCGCCCTAAACGCCGGCATGGCGGGCCTTGCAGGCTTCGGGCTCACGGCTTTGCTACAGGCCCCGTACGGCGCTCTTAAGCCCCTCCTCGACGAAATGCTCGGGCAGGCGCGGTACGAGCACCACGACACGAAGGGCAAAGCCTCGGGCATGCCTCAGCCGATCGTTGCCGGCCCCAATTGCTGCGTCGAGGAAATCAAGACGTTCCTGACGCTGCACAAGGCGCTGCTATTCCTGCACACGGGTTTTTCGCCGGCCGTCGCAACCCCGACTTAGGGGCGGCTCTGTTCGCAGCCCGCAACGGCCGAATAATCGACTACGTGAACGTCCCGCCGTTGTGCGGCATGATTGTCAGTAGTGGACTAGCGACTATGTGGGAGTTACAATCTGTCTATGGCGTCAAGGACGCTTTCGACCTCGCAGAAGTTATCTCGGTCGACTCCCACAATCGACGCGAGGCGAACCGTGGCACAGACTGAAACCGTATTAGGCCGACAGCACACTTGCGGCAATTTTGAACGATATGTCAGCAACGGCAAATGCGTAATATGCACCCGTGCCCGCGCATTGCATCCCGCCGATCCTGTACGTAAGCACGCGTCGGTCAAAGCGTGGCGACAACGAAATATCGCCCGAGCGCGGGCCGTAAATATAGCCTACGATCGAAAAAATAAAGTTAAACGAAATGCGAGAATTGGCGCATGGCGTCGGCGCAATCGCCAAAAAATAGCGGCCTATGCCGCACGCCGTCGTTTTCGACAACAGCGTCAACTGTGCCAATGCTGTACGTCGATTCAAGTGCGTGCTGTATATCTCGCATGCCCGGCCGATCACGAGGTTGACCATAGAATACCGCTCGCGCTTGGCGGCTTGCATTGCTGTCACAACCTACAAATTTTGACGAAGGCCGCGCACCGCGAAAAGACTAAGGTTGACATTGCACAAATTCGAGGGGCCGCGTAATGGCTACCGTTATAAACAGCCTCGTTGTACTCCTCGGCCTCGACGCGTCCAATTACAAAAAGGGCCGCGAGCAAGCCGAGAAAGAGACGGCCGAGACTTCCCGCAAGGCCAAGGCCGGCGCGGACGATATCACCAAATCGTTGACCGACGTGGGCAAGTCGATTGCTACGTTGATGCTCGGCTTTGACTCGGCTATCGGCTTTGGCAAATGGCTCGGGCAGTTGAACGCGAGTGAGGCGGCGCTAGGCCGCACGTCCGCGAACATCGGCATGAGCGCCCACGAGTTGAACAAATGGGGCAACGCGGTCGAGCTTGCCGGCGGTAATGCCGTGGACGCACAAGCGGCGTTTTCACAGCTAACCGAAGATTTCCAGAAAATGAACACGACCGGCGAGCAATCGCAGTTGCTTCAATTTCTGCGCGCCCGCTCGGTCAACATCCGTGACGCTAACGGCAACCTACGCGATCAGGGCGAGATATTCGAGGAGCTTGCGAACAAGACGGCGCAGTATGGCCGGCAGTACCAAGTGACCATGTTCAAACAGGCCGGGCTATCACAGGGGTATATCAACTACCTCGTGCAGCAACGGGACATTCGCGAGGATCAGCTACGCACAGCCGAGCGCGACAACGCGGTAACTGACGAGACTGTCAAGAAAGCGGCCGAGCTTCAAATGTATTGGCGCAACATCGGGTTGCAGATTCAAGCCGCGGGTCAGATGATCCTGACGGCCATCACGCCAACGCTTACCCAAGTGCTTAAGATATTCGGTGACGTGAACGGGCAGAGCGAGGAATTTCAGACCGGCCTGAAACTGATCGGCTCGGCAGCCGTGGTCATCAAGAATATTTTTGCTGGTATGGGCGATGCGATCGGCGGCGCTGCGGCTGCGATCGGCGCGGCCCTGCGCGGCAATTTCAAAGAGGCATCGCGTATCCTCGACGACCAATCAAAACGCAGTGAGGAGCGCAACGCCAAAGAGGCCGCGGACCTTAACGACCTTTGGGAATCCACGAGCGCCGCTCAGCAAGCAAACACGGTTGCGCGCTCGGGCGGCAGCGTCCCGACGGCCGGCGGCTTCGTCCCATCGCCCACGAGCAAGGCCGGCCGCTTCAATAATCCCGGCAATATTCTCGACAGCAAGACAGGACAAGAGCGGCAATACGGTTCGCTCGCCGAGGGTCAAGCCGCGCTTGAAAATGATTTGCGGGCCAAAATGCAACGCGGCCTTAAGACGGTTGACGCCATTATCGACGCGTACGAGGGCG